TCACCCACGATTAACCAACAGCCAGACCAGCAGACACGCCACCACCGGCACAGCAAAATCCATCAGGCTTGCCACATCCCATGCACGTGGATCAAAACCGCCCCACCACGGCATGTTAATCCGCTTGCCATGCCCGAACATTTCAATCCAGCGATATTCTGCCTGGGTGTGTTCACGCGCAATGAAGAACGTACAACCGGCTATCGCCCCGTAAGCCCAGTTTCCGGTAAAAAGACCAGCCAGTACCTGCACCGCCACGGCACAAAGCGCATGAAGTATCGACGTGATATCCATCTGCTATCCTTAAAACCACTCCCTGAGCGGGCGCTCTGGTGTAACCACCCACTCACGGAACACGGAATCATCAAATCCATCGTCAAGAAGACGGATATTAACAAAGTACCCTTCGTTTCGCGTGTATTCTGGTTCTCCGTCATCAGAAACATCTGTCTCCCTGAACGTAAAACCAATCTCATCAACCAGAACGGCATTCTGCAGCTCTTCGTCCTCTTCCCAGTTAAGTTTCCTGAGAAATGCCCTGAAATCTGCTTTATCACTGAAACGCAACGTGAAATCTCTCACTCCACAACCTCCCCAAGCTGCGCATCTGTTAGCTCTTTATGCCAGAGACGAAAATTCCTCACATGCCCAAATAAATGGCGTAATCCTGCTGTAGTTTGTCCACCAATGCGAATGGTTGCTGTACTCCGGATATATTCCCATGTGGTTTTTGTTTCGCTGGATATACGCCCGTTACTTACTGCACATGTAGACTGATCTGACTTTACACGCATCCCCATAACCATTTTTTTCAACGATGCGTTTTCGTTAACACGCCTATTTGATCCACCAATATCGCAATAAGGAAATCCGTCTGGCCCATCTGCCGAAGATCCGAAGCCAAGAATAATAGCCGCTCCGGTTTGATGACCGCCGGTATCAAAAACACGTGGCGCTGCATTTGGCGTTTTATACCAGTTCTTATGTACCTCACAAAGAACCGTAAAAGGAAGATTATAAAGATTATTCTTAATCGGAACTGTAACCATATCGCTTGCGCGCGTCGCCGCCGTCGTTCCTGATATAATAAAAGATGATACACACGAACCATCCTCAACCTGAGGGGTGGCCAGATAAATATAGTCACCAGATTCAACGACACCACCTTTTTTTGGTGCGTATTGTATTGCAGAGGTTATGTAAGTTTCTTTACTTGCTTGAATCGTTGCCTCTACAAAAATCCAGCCCGTAGCTTCATCTTTGTTAACTCGTGCGGTGAGCCTGTCGGCAGCTACACCGGTGATTTCAACCAATAAAGACCGCGTATTAACAATGGCATATCCAAGATTAGATGAAGCGCTGCCATCGAAGGCTTCAAACCTGATCCTTAACAGGAGTTCCAAATCCGTTTTAAATCTGCACGATGTCGTCACACACTTATTATCGCCTGATACATCGACAGCCCCCGAGGTTGAAACTACTGCCATATTAAGGGTTGTACTTTGCCCAATTAATGATTCATTACAAACAAACTTTCCATAAGTAAAACCAAAACTATCAGTTCCAACATCAGCGACATTCATATTTGCAGATTTACCCCAAGAAGCTGGAGTTGCTGAATTCAACATGTAGTTGGTTCGCTGACCTTCAATCAATAAACCTTCTTTTTCAAATCGTGGCTCATTAATTTCCGCCGTTTTCAGTTCGCCAGATTTGTTGATATATGTTGCCGTTGATGCGCGACTGAAATTAACCTGTTTATCACTGGCAACCTGAACCACATTATCACCAATCTTCACTTTTTTATAACCCGGAGAATAGCCCGTAATCATATCCAGCGAATCATTAAAGGGTATCCACACATCCGGCAGCGGCTGTAAAACATATCTGTACGGCTCTGCTGTCTGGTTTGCGTATTCTCTGGCAGCATCTTCACTTGCTTTTGCTGCCGTCTGGCTTGCTGCCGATGCTTTCGCCGAGTTCGCCGCCGCTGTTTCGCTCACCTTTGCGTTGGCTTCACTGTCTTTGGCATTCGTCTCACTGGTTTTCGCTGCCGTCTGGCTGGATTTTGCGTTTTTTTCGCTGGCCTTTGTGGCTGTCTCGCTATTTTTCGCGCTGGTTTCTGATTTTTTGGCTGCTGTCGCGGAGTTTGCCGATGCAGTCTGCGAGGCCGCTGCCGCCTGTGCGCTGTTAGCTGCATTCGTTTCTGAGGTTTTCGCCGCGTTCTTCGATGATGTCGCTGCCGTTTCGGATTTCTTTGCCGCCGCTGCACTCTGTGATGACGCTCCGGCATGACGTGCCACTTCATTCACCATCAGCTCAAAACGGCGCAGTGCCTCCGGACGAACATCATCCTCCGTCATGGCACCGAGAAAATCATTCAGCGTACCTGGTCTGGAACCTTCATAGACGGTAATGGTCCCGGCATGTGAAGGTGGAAAACCTTCAACCAGCAGGGTGACGCTGTACTGGCCATACTCAACATCCATGCTGTAACGCCCGGCTTCATCCGGATTTTCAGAGGCCACCGTGTTCACCACCACCGTGCTGCTGGTCCGTCTGGCCTTCAGCACAATGGTGCAGTTCTGTACTGGTTTTCCTGTGCCATCTTTAAGCACGCCAGAAATTTTTACTGTCATACTTTTCCACCAATAAAAAAAGCCCGCAGCAGTGACGCCACGGGCTTCAGGACAGTGTAACTTTACGTTTCCTCAAACGCAGTTCACCCCATAAGGCGGATGAACCTGCGTATCATAACAATATTTACAGAAGATAAATCGGCGTCTGTTGTCAGAAACGGTATCCGATACCAACAATAAATGCATCCGTTCGCCAGTCGCCACTACCGGAACCTTCATAAGCAATATCAATGGTCACGGATTCGGTCGGGTTAAACTGCACGCCAGCTCCCCACGCCAGAGACGTGTTGCTGTGGCGATCGTCATCACTTCCGGTCAGCACATCGTGCGTTTTCCCCTTGTTGTCAGTTACGCGGAGATAATCCCCGGAGAACGTCGACACACGGCTGTAAGCCACACCTGCCATCGCATAAGCACTGAACCATTCATTCACGCGTACAGATGGCCCCGCCATCACGCTGAACCAGCGGTTACGCACGGAATCTTCATGCCAGCGGGTATCGCTGTAGTGCGTTTTTTGCTCATCCTCAGCATTGGCATAACTGAAGGACGTAATCAGCCCCAGCGCGTCCGTAAACTCATAACGGTATTTCACGTTAATCCCGTTCAGATTATCGCTGCCTGGCATATCAGTGTGGGTCTGAAGATACCCGGCGCTTAGTGTGGACTGATGCTCTGCTGCGCTCACTGGCGTACCAGCGGCAACCAGCCAGACTACTGCGGACAGAATAACAGCACATAATTTACGCATAATTACCTCTCGCTTTTCTGCAATAAAAAAGGCACCATTTCTGGCGCCCGTATTGGGGTTATAAAATTCAGCTAATCGTGATGCCTGCAGTGGCTTTCTTCATCACAACAACCAGCAAATCGCTGATACTTGCTGTGGGATACCAGCCATTTACCCACCATGCTGATACAGAAAACTCCAGCGTCATGTGGCCGCGACCAGCAGGCATATCAATAACACCACTGTAAACCAGCGTATTATCCATCGCGGTACGGTTATAAATTTCAGCACCGTTTTTCTTCACTATCAGGCGGCATGACGAATAAGTATCGCTGTTCTCCCGCTCATGTCTGGCACCGCTGAAAGCCACCGCCGGAATAACAATCTGCCGGTTAAACGGCTGATCGTCATAAACCCTGACGGTAATGGTTCCTGATGGCCAACGCTCCGGTGCACGGGAGTCACGGGGGAAAGCCTTACCCACTGTTTTAACGAGATCGCCTTCAATCTGGTTTGCAGACAGTTTCCCTCTGATGACACAGTTCTCGTTAATGGTGACATTATTGAGCGTGCCGGTATTCGCCGTGATGGCTCCACTGATATCCGCATTGCGGGCTGTCAGCCTGCCATCCGGCGTCAGGGAAAACGTAGGAGGATTGCCGGATGACGTGATGCTCACCGCAAACAGTCTCTTCAGGAACACGTCGTTCATGAACAGCTGATTCCCCTGCGCCACAAACAGCGGCGTGGTGTTGCCGTTCTCCGGGGTAATCATCGCGATACGGTCCGCCTGCAGCAGAATACTGCTCAGCGTCTGACCATCAACATCCTCAATCCCCGCGCCAATCCCGGCCACATAGGGAATACCGTTTTTTGTTTTCTGCACCTTCAGCATATACATGGCATTCAGCTCATTGCGCGTGTCTGACTGAACCCGCTGGATTTGCTGTATGGTCACGGCCTGGTCACCCAGCTTTTTATCCGTGGTCGAGGTAATTTCACTCCCTTTTTTATCCACGTACTGGCGGACCTGTGCTATCTGTCGGGCGTTTTCTGACTGCCCCTGGCTGACAGTCTGTGAGATTTCACTGCTCACCCGGTCCACTTTCTGGCTCACCTGCGCGATGGCCAGTGTCTGGTCCTCATTCTTTTTCGCAACCAGCTGCGTGAGGCTGTTTTCCGCCTTCCCGATTTTCCGGGTCACTTCTGCGATATCCGTGTCCATCCGCTGACGGATATCTTCTTCCAGTTGCGTGACCTCCGTACGCAGCGCTGAAGCATCAATGCGCTCTTTCAGTGCCTGCCCCAGCAGCGTCTCATCTATCAGACCACGGAAAAATTCCAGATACCCTTTTGCATCATTGCTGGCCTGCCCGCTGGCTTCCACAAATGCAGACTTGCCCACCAGGTTGACACTGCGCACATAAAACCAGAAATCCATCCCCGGCTTAATCCGATCGCCCTGGACAGTCCACTGACTGCCGGTCCCCAGATAACGGGCAGATTTTTCCACCTGTGCCGTGTTCGTGATGCGTTTTTCCGAAAACCAGAACTCAAACTGCACCGTCGGGTCATACACCGCCAGCACCGGTACCGCCGTTATCTGAAAATACCCCGGCGTCAGCTCAATGGTGGCGGGTTTTGCAGGCGCGTTAATCCGGAAGGTGGTGGTCGCAGGTTCGCCCTGCTGGCCGTAGCTGTTAATGGCCCGCACCGTCAGGGTGTATTCCCCCAGCGGCAGACCACTGAAACGGTGCTCCGTGTCTGCGGTGATGGCGGTGCTCACCAGTCTGGCATCCGTTCCCTTACCACTGGTCAGGCGCAGACTGAAGCGCACGCCCTTCACCACCCGCGGCGTGTCCCATTTAGCCTGCGCCAGATACTGGCCGTCAGCTGCGCTCACCTCCACCGTCAGGTGCTGCACTGCCGGTGGGATAACGCTGTTCAGGGTGCCTGACTGCGGCTCAAAGCGGGCCCCGTTATCCACGATGGCTTCTTTTTCAGGTACGTGCTGCACCGCCGTGATGGCAAAGGTGCCGTCCGTGTTTTCCCGGATGGAGACACAGCGGAACAGGCGACGACGCAGTGACGGCAGGGAGAGTCCCCACACACCGTATGTCTCCACACCATCCGGCAGGGTGCTGACCTGTATCCGGTCAGGCGCGGGGTGTGCGGTGATGGCCACGCTCGCCGGCTTACCGCTGCCGTTAATCAGATTAACAGTGGCCGTGCCGGTCTCCGGCAGTGTCACCTCCCGGTCCAGCGTCAGGGTACGGCTGGCGGCATCGATGGACAGGACACGTCCGCCGGTCAGGGTCCCGGCATAGTCGTTATCACAGATTTCAATGATGTCACCGGGTGTGTGACGCAGCCCCTGTGACCCGAGCGTGAAATCCACCGTCTGCGTTTCCAGCAGTTCGGTCTTTATCACCCACAGCCCGGCACGGTGGGCCTGACCGCGGCTGGTACAGCCGAACGCGTCCATCTTCAGCAGGTTGCGTCCGTAGCGCAGTATGGCTTCCGGGTCTTCCACCAGTTCCGTGGAGGTCTGCCAGCCGTTCTGCGGGTCGGTGTAATTCACCTCCACTGCCGTGTGCCGGTCCTTCAGGGCACTGAAGCTGTAGCGGAAACCCACGCCGTTATCATCCACCACCACATCGCTGTTGGTGTACGGCCACACCACATCCGACGGACGGTCCTGAACGAACGTCAGCGTCTGGCCGTTCCATACCGGCATACAGCGCATCGCAGAGCAGAAATCACTGAGAACGTCCCACGCCTTACGCTGTTGTGCCAGGTACGCATTAAAGGTCATCCGCGGCTCGGTCCCCCCGAAACCATCCGGGACCGTCTGGTCGCAGTACTGCCCGATGGCATACAGCGCCCACTTGTCCACATCCGCCGCCCCCAGACGTTTTCCCATGCCGTAGCGCGGGTGAGTCAGCATGTCCCACAGACACCAGGCCGGGTTGTTGCTGTATGCCGGTTTCAGGCTGCCGTCCCAGATACCACTGTACGTGCGTTTTTCCGGGTCATAGTTTGACGGCACCTGGATGATGCGACCGCGGATATGGTAGTTCACCGTCATCTGCTGGCCGCCAAACTGCTCCGCATCCACCTGCAGCCCCACAATGGCCGTGTTCGGGTAGCACTGTTTCACATCGATGATTTCGGTGTATGACGACCACAGCGTCTTATTCTGCAGCTGGTCCGTGGTGCTGTCCGCCGTCTCCCTGACCATCCGGATGTTAAAGGGCCGGGGAGGCAGATTATCCAGAATCACCGAGGCCAGGAACTGCGAGGTGGTCTTGCCGTTAATGGTGACATCCTTTTCCGTCACCCAGCGGCCATTACGCTGTAACTGAATCAGAATCCGGACAGAGGAAGGATTACGGTCGCCCTTTGACGTGGTCTGCACCAGTGACTGCACCCCGAAGGTAACCCGCAGGCGGTCAATGTTCGCGGACGTAATGGTGCGCGTCACCGGTTTTGCCTTCGTCACTTCCACGCCCAGTCCGGTTTCAGCTCCGGAGGACTCAAAGCCTTCCGGTGGTGTCTGCTCCTGCTCCCCGGCACGCCAGACCGCAGTCACACCGTGTATCACGGGATTACCGTCCGTGTCCGTCAGCGGGGTTTTGTTCACCAGAATACTCTGCAGTCCCTTCACCGGACCTTCTATCGGTCCCTCACCAATCGCATCAATCACACTCATCATCTGCGTGGATTTGAGATTATCCTTCGCCTCACGAGGCGTGTGTGCCTTACCGCCACCTTTTCCCATACAGCCTTCCCCTGAATAAATTAACCGCCACTTGCCATTCCGTACAGAAGTCGGATATCCTTCGCCCGAAAAGCATGAAACACATTTCTGCCATGCTAAAGAGAAACCCCGGTATCAGCAGATACCGGGGTTTTCTTTCATGCCCACCGATAATCCTGTTGGTTAAAACCGGTAATGGCATAAAAATTCTGAATATCTTCACATTTTCACAAACTGACTGTGGCGCGTATAATTTCTCTGCGTTAATTTTTTTGTCGTGATATAAGAATAATTCCTTACACTTAATCTTCGTAACTCTCCCGCAGTTCCTGTCCGCGATCACTGCGGGATTTTTTTATTCTTTTTACCCCTGCCGCCCGATAACCACGACCTTTCCGCCCCCGCCTTCATCACGGGTGCTGATGTCCTGGGATATACGGCGGGAGCCAACCAGCATTTCCCCGTAAGGCACCGGCATCGGGTTCCCCTGGGCAATCATGTTATCCAGCGAGGAAAAGTACGTGTTCTGTCTGCCGTTATCCGTTGCGCGGTAATCCGGTGTTTTTGCCTTCGGGGCCAGCATCTGGGCCACACCGCCCAGTATCATGCTGGCCCCCAGTGAAAACAGCATCGTGGTGGCAGAAAAACCGCCGGCACTCAGGGCTGTACCCCATAACACCATCGAGGCACCGGCCGTGAAGAAAGAGCCCACGATGGCTGCCGCCCCCAGCACAATCTGCAGTCCACCCTTTCCGGCCCCGGCCAGTCGCGGCACAATGTGGATGACCGTTCCCTCACCCAGCTGTTCGTGAAGACGGGCGTACACCGCCTCCGGTGCCGTGTCATCACCGGCAATACGTATCTGGTACCAGCCTTCGTTCATCTGACGGCGAAAGCCCGGCATCTGCATCGACAGGGCGCGAATGGCTTCCGCTGCCGTGTTCACATACAGGCTGAGGCGGCGGCCAAATCGTTGTAAATCCCCGTAAAGGCGGATGCGTGCCAGTGGCGGTGACGCCAGACTGAATGCGTTCGTCGTTGCCATTTTTCGGAATACCTCTCCCGTTTACTCAGTTGTTCAGGAATATGGTGCAGCAGCTCGCCGTCACCACAGTAAACGGCGGCATGATTCGGCACCGATGAACCAAAGCAGCACAGCAGCACATCGCCTGCCTGTGCAGAGGACGGAGACACCCGGCAAAAGCCGTTTTCCGCCAGGTTGTCCAGGTACAGGTTCTGGCCGTTGCGCCACCAGTCATCCTCGCGATGAAAATCCGGCATTTCAGTCCCCGCCAGATGATAAGCATCCCGGAACAGCGTGTAACAGTCCGTCACCCCGTGCTCAAAGCGCCGTCCCGTCAGATGTGGCACACAGCGGAATTTGTGAATGTCACCCCGGCAGACCAGCCACCAGGGCAGTGCGCTTTTTATCTGCAGCCGCCGGTCAGCCTCGCTCAGCCAGGGCAGCCCACCGGGATGACTGTGGACCAGTGCCACAATCTCCCCCTGCATCTCTGCCCGCAGCCAGTCTTCCGGTGCGATACGAAAATACGCCTCCGGCTCCGCGGAAATATTCACACAAGGGATATACCGCTCCCCCTCCGGCGTGCTTATCACGAAGCCGCACGACTCCGCAGGCGCACACCGCCGGGCATGCGCCAGAATCGCTGATTCAGTCTGTGTCATAAACCGGGATTTACTGCGAAAGTTTATTAATGGAAAGGAAACCGCCAAAATTGCCGACATTCCTGCGCAGTTCACACCCGCGCATGCACTTGCTGCATCTGTCCTTACGGATATCCGTGGTGGGTTTATCGAACTCATCCGCCACAGCCCCGCCCGTGTAACCACACTCATCAGAGCGGTAGGTCCACATACAGGTGTTCGCCAGCATGATACGACCGGGAAACAGCGCCCCGTCCGTCTCGGTCGGTGTGGCCAGCACAAACGAGGCCGTCATGGCTGTCAGCTGCGACATCTGCTCCACCACCCAGCGGTCACTCAGCTCCTGCTCCGGGTCCGCCTCCGGATTGCCCGCAACGAAATTCACCGCATCCAGAAAACGGGCATACACCCGGCGGCGGACCACCGTGGCCCCCACCAGACTCTGCAGGTCTTCCGCCATCCCGGTGACCAGACCAAACAGATTGGACACCGTCAGCGATGGTCTGGCACTGCTGCCCTTCCCGTTCATCTCAAAGCCACTCCCCTCAATCGGGTACGCCTGATATTCACGCCCCTGCCAGGTCACCGGCTCCCCTTTTTCATTCAGCTCATTGCAGAAAAAATACCGCTCACCGCCCTGCACCGTCAGGTCGATTTCCCAGAGTACCACCCGCGGTGACTGCTCTGACTTAACCGACTCGTTCAGACTTTCTTCGCGAATATCCTGCATCAGTTCACCACCTGCTTAAACTCCGCGCTGAACTCAACGCGCAACATCCCGACCCGCGCAGACCACCCGGCACAGGTCACCTTTATCTGCCGGTATGCATAGGGTGGCTTCCACAAAAATGCCTTCCAGCCACCGTGCTCTGCCAGGAACGCTTCCAGATGCCGGGCCTCCTCCCGGGTCACGGAAAGCGTCACCCTGTATGTTTTCAGGTCAGCATTCAGCCCTGCCGCCATACGCTGTGAGTACCCGTAACCAAAACGCACTTCACGCACCGATGGCTGCGAGTTCACCTCCATATCCGGCTTCACTTTCCAGCGAAAGGTTTTCATCCACCGCTCCCTGATAACATACCGCCATCACGCAACTGCAGCCGGAGTTCATCCTGTGCCCCCTTGCGGGCCATCTCATACACCGCTTTCATCAGCTGCGGCCCTGCCCGCCCGTTGGGGCCGTCGTTCTGAATCACCACGTGATTGTTCTGATTAAAATTAATGCCTTCCGCCCGCCGCATCTGCGCCGGACTTCCGGCACCGCCGACATAACCACCTTCCGCATAGCCCCGCATCAGGCGGTACAGATTGCCGACACCAATCCGGCTGGTCGCCTCCTTCGTGAAGACAAACTCCCCGCGATGAACAATCCCCGCAGGTTCATATTTGCCGCCGGTTCCCGTAAATCCTCCGGTCGCAAAATGGAATTTCGCCGCAGCTGCCTGAATGGCTGTACCGCCTGACGCGGATGCGCCGCCACCAACAGCCCCGCCAATAGCGCTGCCGATACTCCCGACAATCCCCACCATTGCCTGCTTAAGCAGAATTTCTGTCATCATGGACAGCACGGAGCGGGTGAAGCTGCGCCAGTTCTGCTCACTGCCGGTCAGCATCGCCGCCATATTCTGTGCAATACCATCAAAGGTCTGCGTGGCAGCACTTTTTACCTGCGACATACTGTCCGTGGCACTCTCTTCCCACTCACTCCAGCCGGACCTGAGGCCTGCCATCCAGTTCCCGCGAAGCAGGTCTTCAGCCGCCCAGGTCTTTTTCTGCTCTGACATGACGTTATTCAGCGCCAGCGGATTATCGCCATACTGTTCCTTCAGGCGCTGTTCCGTGGCTTCCCGTTCTGCCTGCCGGTCAGTCAGCCCCCGGCTTTTCGCATCAATGGCGGCCCGTTTTGCCCGTTGCTGCTGTGCGAATTTATCCGCCTGCTGCGCCAGCGCGTTCAGGCGCTCCTGATACGTAACCTTGTCGCCAAGTGCAGCCAGCTGGCGTTTGTACTCCAGCGTCTCATCTTTATGCGCCAGCAGGGATTTCTCCTGTGCAGACAGCTGGCGACGTTGCGCCGCCTCCTCCAGTACCGCGAACTGACTCTCCGCCTTCCACAAATCCCGGCGCTGCTGGCTGATTTTCTCATTCGCTCCGGCATGCTTCTCCAGCGTCCGGAGTTCTGCCTGAAGCGTCAGCAGGGCAGCATGAGCACTGTCTTCCTGACGATCGCCCGCAGACACCTTCACGCCGGACTGTTTCGGCTTTTTCAGCGTCGCTTCATAATCCTTTTTCGCCGCCGCCATCAGCGTGTTGTAATCCGCCTGCAGGATTTTCCCGTCTTTCAGTGCCTTGTTCAGTTCTTCCTGACGGGCGGTATATTTCTCCAGCGGCGTCTGCAGCCGTTCGTAAGCCTTCTGCGCCTCTTCGGTATATTTCAGCCGTGACGCTTCGGTATCGCTCTGCTGCTGCGCATTTTTGTCCTGTTGAGTCTGCTGCTCAGCCTTCTTTCGGGCGGCTTCAAGCGCAAGACGGGCCTTTTCACGATCATCCCAGTAACGCGCCCGCGCTTCATCGTTAACAAAATAATCATCCTTGCGCAGATTCCAGATGTCGTCTGCTTTCTTAAACGCAGCCTCTGCCTTAATCAGCATCTCCTGCGCGGTATCAGGACGACCAATATCCAGCACCGCATCCCACATGGATTTGAATGCCCGCGCTGTCCTGTCTGCCCAGGTCTCCAGCGTGCCCATGTTCTCTTTCAGGCGGCGGGTCTGGTCATCAAACCCTTTCGTTGCGGCCTCGTTCGCCGCCTGCAATGCCCCGGTTTCATCGCCGGAACGCTGCAACTGAGCAACATACGCAATCTGCTCCGCCGTCACGTTATGGAACTGGCGTGCCATCGCCGTCAGCCCCGACGTCGGGTCTGTGGTCAGCTTCCCGAAGGCTTCAGCGACCTTGTCCACCTCCACGCCGGATGCAGAGGAGAAACGCGCCACACTCTGGCTGATGGACGCAATCTGAGCCTCACCGCTTACCCCCGCCTTAACCAGTGCGCTGAGTGACTCGCTGGTCTGGTTAAACATCAGCCCTGCCGCCTGCCCGGCTCTGGACAGGACCAGCATACGATCTGCCGTCAGTCCCGCCTGATTGCCGGAAAGGACCAGCGTTTTGTTGAAATCGGACAGGGTTGAGTTGCCCTGATACCAGGCATACGCCAGCGCACCGGTCGCCACCGCCAGCGAGGTGGCCCCCACCATCGGCAGGGTGATCGCACCGGCAAGCCCCCTGAACATGGGGATCATCCCGCCGAAGGAGTCCTTCACCTGCCCCCCCTGTTGCAGCAGGATCAGCCACGGACTTTGCCCGCCTGCAAGCTGCGTGGCCACGTCGGTGAACTGTGCAGGCAGCATACGCATGGCGGCTTTATACTGCCCGACGGAAATCCCCGCTTTCTGTGCAGCCAGCGCCTGTCGGCTCAGCGACTGTTCAACGACTGCCGCTGTTTTTTTCGCATCACTTTCCGTACCGGAAAAATGACGCCTGACTCTGGCCATCTGCTCGTCAAATCTGGCCGCATCCAGACTTAAATCAACGACCAGATCGCCTACCGGTTCAGCCATACCGGACTCCTCCTGCGATCCCTTCTGATACTGTCATCAGCATTACGTCATCCTCCGTCATGCCCGCCATATCCGGGGAAGCGGGGATAACTTCATTTCCGTCCGGGGCAAAGCGGACGCCTCCGGCAAGCCCTGCCGCTTTCTGCATCAGCACATCATCTTCAGGCTCTTCGTCAGCCTCACGCCGGTTCAGCAGACTGAAATCCAGCGGATGCATATCCGGATCGCTGAAAAACAGGCTGAGCACGGTGTACGTCAGCCCGGAAAAGTGCATATCCAGCAGAACATCATGAAAATAATGGGTACTGTAAAAGCGGTGCCAGTCGGCATACTCTGTGGATGACATCCCGGCAAGCATGGCGCGCCAGTCAGGTCGCCCCATCTCACGCGCCAGTTTCAGGGCAAAACTCAGCTCACCGTCGAACACTTTCCCGCAGAAACAGGCTCTGCAGACCCGGCGTCCTCTGCCTGTTCAGGGGCATCATTCACCACAAACTCATACATACCGGACAGCCGGTACACCACGTTTTCAGCATGAGAAATTGCCTCTGTAGGCCAGGTGGTAAGCACTTCCTGCTCAATCTGTTTAACGGCTTCATTCATGGAAGGCAGCTTTGTCTTCTGCGGATGGTTATGCCACAGGGACATCGCCACCACAAAAGCACCGGTTCTGATGGCGTCTTCCACAGTAAACTTCCGGTTGCTGTCTGACTCCGCCTGTTCTGCCTGCCGTTTCATCAGGGCGAGATGCTCAATACGCTGCAGGGCTGACAGTTCAGAAAGCGTGACGGTCACGCCGTTATGTTCAAATGATTCTGTTTTCAGGAACATCGCTGACTCTCCGGATTAACTGGCGGTGACGGTGATTTCTGCAACCGCAGCAAACTCACCATTACCGGATACAACCGGAATGTTGACCTTGCCTGCAGCAACGCCGTTCACGGTGATGGTCATACCACTGACCGACACGGTGGCTTTTGTTTTATCCGCAGACACCGCACGGAAGCTCTTGTCGGTTACACCTTCCGGCTGGAATGCCACGGTCAGCGTGGTGCTCTGCCCTTTCACTACGGAAGCACTGGCTGGCGTTACCGTCATGCCGGTTGCTGCCGTCACCGTACTGCGATCTTCAGCCATCGACGGGCGTCCCACATTGGTGACCTTCACCGTGCGGGTGATCACTTCCTTCGCCGTCACCGCTTTACCGATACTGCTGACCCAGCCACGGAACACATCGACCGTGCCGTTCGGGAAGCGGATTTTATAGGCACGGGTATCACCTTCATTAAACCACGCCAGCAGCGCCTGCTGCCCCTGCTCTCCGGGCATCCACGCCAGCGTGAAGCTGGTATCTCCGGCTGATTTCTGCCCCTGCCCGGTCGCAGTCCAGTCCGCATCTTCATCATCGAGATAGCTGTCGTCATAGGACTCAGCGGTCAGTTCGCCGGGCGTCAGGTCTTTAACTTTTGCCAGACGCGACCAGTCAACGTCTGAAAGCGGGTTCGCATAAGGGTCACCGTTCCCCTTATAAACCCACAGTGTGGTCCCGGCACCTTTCACCGGCATTGTAGGATTTGGTACAGGCATAGCGTCCTCACATTTCATAGGTAATGACATAAGTCAGATCGGCTGAACTCCACAGGCCCGCATCATCGTCGCGTCGGTAGTCATAGCCACTGGCCACCATACTGGTGATCAAATCTGACAGTGCCGGGATATCGCTCATCACCGGATAAATCCGGGACTCCATCCACGAATCCAGCTCTGAATCCGGCACCTGAGCAGGCAGGAAAACTTCAATATGCAGCTCCGCCTGCCAGGTATCGCTGTCCAGCTCTTCGCCCGTGTATTCAGCGCTGGTGAGATAAACGGCAATTGCCGGAAAATCTTCCTCATCAAAAACAGCGGGGCGACCATCAAAAAGCGTCGCCCCGGTGTCATGCTTCTCCAGTGCATCCAGTACGGCTGCTCGGAGTTCAGTATGTTTCATCGCTTTATTACCATTCTCAGTTGATGCTGCAGCGCATAGCCCAGCTCTTTCGGAAGACGTTCACGCCGTATCCGCTCAATATTCTGTTTAAACGCCGTGGTCAGCGGCACTGCCATCGGGATTTTCACCACATCAATGGGGTAACGGTTTTTCCCGGCCACACGCTGCATGACATGCCAGCGGCCATTTTTCAGTTGCTGAATAAACGCGCCGGGAATACGACGGTTTCCCACCACAAGCACGCTGTCGCCACCTTTCAGGGATGAACGCTGCCCCTTTTTACGACGCCTGCGTCGGGACAGGACAACCCGCGCGTTACCCAGCCTGATTACGGGCAAATCCCCCCGGTTAACCTTGATTCTGGCCTGCGGATTTTTGACCGTGGCCCTTTTCAGCCTGGTCCTTTCCTTTACCAGTTTCCGGCGTACCTTTGTCTCACGGGCAACCTGTGACGCAGACTGCGATATCGCGGATGAAGCAACGCGGTTAATGGCCATTGCGGAGGCACCGGGCACCGCCGTTTTGCTGATACGGCTGAGGTTTTCAACGGCCTGCTCAAGACCCTGTATGGCCATACATCCCCCTTTCAGCGACGACGGCTGGCGGCAGGTGGTTGCCCCCGGTTGAGCCAGAGATAACAACTCCCTCCGTCATCCGGAGAAACACGGTCCACCCAGAACATCTCGCCGTTAATGGTCAGCGTGTCACCACGCCGTACAGCACAAACCGTATCCGTAAGCACAAATAATGACGGGTTACTTCCTTCAATACGGATCCCACTACTGGCAAAACCCAGCGACTCCGGATCGTCAAAAACGCCATAAACCTCGCCGCCACGCTGTGCACCGGAGGTGAACTGCGCACTGATGCCCATCACTTCAACAATCGTACTGTCCACCCCGGCAAGGGCGGCATCAAAGGCATTCTGAAAATCACGCATAAACAGCCATTCCACCATCAACGTGTGTTTTTGCATCTGAGGACATAATCAGAATCACCCGACCAACATCCGCAAGCTCAACGGATTCCCCCGTTTCACCATCAACGCCACAGAGATGGAGGCAGGTCAGAACTCTGATGCGCGTTAACGCGCCGGATGTTTCCTCACGAACATCATGAGCCGCGGTTTCACGCTCCCGGATATCCATATTCATAACCTGTACATCATCGCCGGATGACTGCATTTCCTCTTCCCATTCTGCCACCCGCTGCGCTATCTCTGCGGCACTCCCGGATATATCCGGCTCACGCCCCAGAATCAGGGCCAGTTCATCAAGCCGTTTCAGATTTTGCTCTTTCGTTGCCATATCAGCCCCCTGTGAAAAAAGACACGGGGGCATTTCGCCCCCGCTCACGGATTATTTCACCTGTACCACCACAAACTCATCCGGGTCCGGCAACACCATCAGCGGCGCGGACTGCGTCATGGTAAATTCACGGGCGGGATCCCCTACCGTCAGCCAGTGTTTCGGATAACGGGAAGAGGCCACCACACCTTCGGACAACGCCTGAGCATCCTGAATGGCACCGTAACAACGGATCCCATCTGCAGCAGTATTCCCCAGAACCAGCATGCCATCTGGAAGATAACGTTTTTC